TATTTGACGCTTTTGAAATATTAAGTAGAAAAGAAGAAGAAGAGAAAATGTTGGATGAAGCAGAAAAAGAAACTGAAACTAAGGTTTTTAAAGGGTTTGCAGAAGGGAGATCTAAATAATGTACGAGCAAACTCTATATAAGATGACACCGGACTATATAAAGTCTAGTGTTATAAAACAGAATAATCGCTTAAAAAAGTGGGAATATGGGTATAATAAGGACCATGACGTGGTTGTTATTAGCAAAACTGGAAAAATTGGTGAGATCATTGAAATCCAGAATTTAAAAATAGCATTACCACTAGCTGAAGATGCATACTCTAGATCTTCTAAAAAAGAAGAACAATACTGGGAACAAATGGATTTCCCTAAAGAAATAGGAAAAATAAAAAGCACGTTTGATTGGAATAAACAACCTGATTCTTTTAAAGACAGATGGTATGATTACATAGACAACGAGTTTAAATATAGAGAAGAAGGTTTATTCTTTTACAACAATGGTAAACCAACTTACATAACAGGTACACATTACATGTATCTACAATGGAGCAAGATCGATATTGGTGCACCTGATTTCAGGGAATCAAACAGATTATTCTTCATATTCTGGGAAGCTTGCAAGGCAGATTCAAGATGTTACGGAATGTGCTATTTAAAGAATAGACGTTCTGGATTTTCTTTTATGTCATCTGCTGAATTAGTTAACTTAGCTACCATTTCAAGTGACTCTAGGTTTGGTATACTATCAAAATCTGGAGCGGATGCTAAAAAGATGTTTACCGACAAGGTTGTTCCTATTTCCATAAACTATCCTTTCTTTTTTAAACCCATACAAGATGGTATGGATAGACCAAAGACAGAGTTAGCTTATAGAATACCAGCTTCTAAATTGACAAGAAGAAAATTAGACTCTCACGAGAGTGTAGAGGAAATGGACGGTTTGGATACGACAATTGACTGGAAGAACACTGGAGATAATAGTTATGATGGTGAAAAATTAAAACTATTAGTACATGATGAAAGTGGTAAATGGGAGAAACCAGATAATATTTTAAATAACTGGAGGGTAACCAAAACTACGTTAAGATTAGGTAGTAGAGTTATTGGTAAGTGTATGATGGGTTCAACATCTAATGCTTTAGACAAAGGTGGTGAAAACTTTAAAACACTATACTATAATTCCGATGTAACTAAAAGAAACAAAAATGGTCAGACTAGTTCTGGTCTTTATAGTTTGTTTATACCAATGGAATGGTCGTACGAAGGTTTTATAGATATGTATGGTGTTCCAGTTTTTGATACACCTTCAAAACCAGTAAAAGGAGTTGATGGTAACTTAATAGAGTATGGTGTAATAGAACATTGGCAAAATGAAGTAGATGGTTTAAAGTCTGATCAAGATGGTTTAAACGAATACTACAGACAGTTTCCAAGAACAGAGCAACACGCTTTTAGAGATGAGACAAAACAATCTCTATTTAATCTTACTAGAATATACGAACAAATAGATTATAATGAAGACTTGAGAAATACAAACGTATTAACTCGCGGTAGTTTTCAATGGGAAAATGGAATACAAGATACTAAGGTTGTTTTCTACCCAAACAAAGATGGTAGGTTTTTAATATCGTGGATTCCACCTGTTCATCTACAAAATAAAATTACAGTTTTAAATGGTATAAAATATCCAGGAAATGAACACTTAGGTGCTTTTGGATGTGACCCTTATGATATATCTGGAACAGTAGATGGTAAAGGATCTAACGGAGCATTAAGTGGACTTACTAAGTTCTCTATGGAAGATGTACCACCTAATCATTTCTTTTTAGAATATATTGCAAGACCACAGACAGCAGAGATATTTTTCGAAGATGTTTTAATGGCTTGCGTATTTTATGGCATGCCAATACTCGCTGAGAATAACAAACCTAGATTACTATATCATTTTAAAAGAAGAGGTTATAGAGGGTTTTCTATGAACAGACCAGATAAAGTTTGGAACAAGTTATCTATAACTGAAAGAGAGATCGGTGGAATACCTAACTCTAGTGAAGATATAAAACAAGCGCACGCTTCGGCTATAGAATCTTACGTAGAAGAACACATCGGATTAAAAGAAGATGGCTATGGCGATATGTACTTTAATAGAACGCTTAACGACTGGGCTAGATTTAATATAAATGATAGAACAAAGTATGATGCTTCTATTAGTTCTGGTTTAGCTATAATGGCTTGCAACAAACATAGATATGCTCCATCAGCACCTATAATAAGACAAACATATAATTTAGGAATAAAAAAATACGACAATACAGGTTCTTTATCAAAAATACACTAAATGAATATATACACAAATACAAATAGCGCATTTCCAAGTCAGGTAGTACCAGACTCAGTGAAAGCCTCTGAAGAATACGGTTTACAGGTATCTCGTGCTATAGAACAGGAGTGGTTTGAGCAAGGTAGAAGCACACAGAACAGATACGTATCTAACTGGAATAACTTTCATCAATTGAGGTTATACGCTAGAGGAGAACAAGCCGTGCAGAAATATAAAGATGAAATGGCTACTAATGGTGATATTTCATATTTGAATTTAGATTGGAAACCAGTTCCAGTTGTATCTAAGTTTGTTGATATTGTTGTTAATGGTATGTCACAAAAGACTTACGATATAAAAGCATACGCTCAAGATCAAGAGTCTTTACAAGCTAGAACAGCATACGCTCAATCAATACTTAGAGACATGTATTCTCAAGATTTGATTAACAAAGCAAACAGTATAACTGGTCAAGACTTTTCTGCATCACCACTTCCACAAGACGAATTACCAGAAAATAAAGAAGAGTTAGATTTACACATGCAACTTTCTTACAAGCAATCTGTAGAGATCGCAGAGGAAGAAGCGATAACCAACGTATTAGCTGCTAACAAATGGGATTTAATACGCAGAAGAATAAACTATGACTTAACAGTATTAGGTATTGCTTGTGCTAAAACTAGTTTCAACGTAAGCGAAGGTATTAGAACTGATTATGTAGATCCTGCTTATCTTGTATACTCTTATACAGAAGATCCTAACTTTGAAGACATATACTATGTTGGAGAAGCTAAACCTGTAACTATACCTGAATTAAAGAAACAATTTCCTCACATAAGTGAAGAGGAATTATATAAGATACAACAAATGCCTGGTAATAGACAATATATTACAGGATGGGGTAACTACGATGAAAACACTGTTCAAGTATTATATTTTGAATATAAGACTTATATGAACCAAGTGTTTAAAATAAAATACGGAGAAAATGGTCTTGAAAAAGCAATAGAAAAGACAGACGATTTTAATCCACCAGAAAATGATAACTTTGAAAGAGTGTCTAGAACTATAGAGGTTTTATATACTGGAGCGAAGATACTAGGAACCGATACGATGTTAGAATGGAAGTTGTCTGAGAATATGACTAGACCTTTCGCTGACACAACTAAGGTTGAGATGAATTACGTTATCTCTGCTCCTAGAATGTATAAAGGAAGAATTGATTCTATAGTTAATAGAATTACAGGGTTTGCTGATATGATTCAGTTAACTCACCTTAAATTGCAACAAGTAATGTCTAAGATAATACCTGATGGTGTATTCTTAGATATTGATGGTTTATCTGAGATAGATCTTGGCAATGGAACAAACTACAATCCAGCAGAAGCATTAAATATGTACTTCCAAACTGGTAGTATCGTAGGTAGATCTTTAACGCAAGAAGGTGGTATGAATGCTGGTAGAGTTCCAATACAGGAATTAACTAGTTCTTCTGGACTTTCTAAGATACAATCTTTAATACAGACTTATCAGTATTACTTACAATTAATAAGAGATGTAACTGGTCTTAATGAAGCTAGAGACGGTAGTGCTCCAGAGAGAGATACATTAGTAGGATTACAGAAAATGGCCGCTAACGCATCAAACACCGCGACTAAACACATACAACAGTCTAGTTTGTTTATTACTCTTAGAACATGCGAGAACATCTCGTTAAGAATAGCTGATTGTTTAGACTTTCCTTTAACTGCTAAAGTTCTAGAACAAAGTATAACAACTTACAATGTAGCTACTTTAAGAGAGATAAAGAATTTAAACTTACATGATTTTGGTATATACTTAGAGTTAGAACCAGATGAAGAAGAAAAAGCAATGTTGGAACAAAACATACAAGTTGCTTTACAAGCTCAGATGATTGATCTAGACGATGCTATTGATATTAGACAGATCAAAAATCTTAAGTTAGCTAATCAAATGCTTAAACTTAGAAAGAGTAAGAAGCAGAAAGCTGCTCAACAAGCTCAAATGGCTAATATACAAGCACAAGCACAAGCTAACCAACAAACAGCACAACAAACTGCTTTATTTGAAGTTCAAAAGCAACAAGCTCTAACTCAAGAGACTATAAATATAGAAAGAGCTAAGTCTCAATTTGCAATGGAGAAATTACAAACCGAAATGCAATTGAAACAGCAAATACTGGAACAAGAATTCCAATACAACATGCAACTTGCTCAACTTAAGTCTCAAGTAGACAGTCAGAATTTACAGTTAGCTGAAGATAGAAAGGACGAAAGAACTAGAATACAAGCAACACAACAATCTGAACTTGTTAATCAGAGAAAAACAAATGCACTACCTCAAAGTTTTGAATCAGCACAGTTTACTGGTTTAGAAGATTTAGGTATGTAAGATTAAAACAAACTATTTAATTATATTATATTATGTCAGAAATTGTAAAACAAGAAGGTGAGTTCAAAATGAGCAAGCCAAAAAAACCTAGAAACTTAACGAAACAAGAAGATGTTACTAAAGTAGATCTTTCCGCTCCAGTAGTAGAACAAGAAGTTACCAAAGTAGTTATTCCAAGTTTAGAAACTAAAGAAGATGCCGTTCAAGAACAAAGCTCAACAGAAAGCGTGCTACGCACAGAACAACCCGAACTGGGATTGCAAGAAGTGGAACAAGGAGACGAAGGGACCACTAAGAATGTTATTGAAGAAATCACAGACGAGCAAGAAGCAAGGGTAGTTGCTGCTGAAGTAGAGTTAGAAAAGCATGTTACTGAAAACATCAACACAGGTAAACCATTACCAGAAAACATAGAAAAGTTAGTTACTTTCATGGAAGAGACTGGTGGAACTGTAGAAGATTATGTTAGATTAAATACTGACTATTCTAATGTTGATGAAAAAACTTTGTTAAGAGAATATTATTCTAGAACTAAACCTCATTTAGATAGAGAAGAAATTGAATTTTTATTAGAAGACAGTTTCGAATATGACGAGGATCTAGAAGAAGAGCGAGATATTAGAAAAAAGAAACTCGCATTTAAAGAAGAAGTTGCAAAAGCTAAAAACCACTTAGAGTCAATAAAAGGTAAATATTACGACGAGATCAAGTTGAGACCGGGCGTTACCAAAGAACAACAAGAGGCTTTTGATTTTTTCAACCGATATAAGAAGAGTGAAGACGAGTCTAAACTACGTCATGAGAGATTTAAAAGGGACACTAAGAATTTATTTACTAGCGATTTCAAAGGTTTTGAATACAATGTTGGTGATAAAAGATTTAGATATAGTGTTCAAAATAATGAACAAGTGGCAGAGAAACAATCAGACATTAATAACTTTATAGGGAAGTTCCTTGATAAAGACGGAAATATTAATGATACTGGAGGTTACCATAAGGC